AGGAAACCTGGGATAATCTTGTAACGGAAGGTCTTAACGAAAGGGACGTCGTCATGGAGCCATTATGGTCCGGATCACTCGTAAAACTTCCTTATAATATAGATGTTTCAGACAAAAACGGAGTTGACGTCAGTCTTGTCGAATACATAGGGCGAAAACGTCCTGTGTCATACTATGGCACTCAGCTGGGTGAAACGTCCTCCTGGAAAACAGAAATCCCAAGAGGGGATATTGATACATTGTATGCATTGCGTAGGCTGGCTGTCTACACTGGTGACGTTTATATCAGGGAACCGTCCGGAACCGGATACTGGGCAAATGTTGCGGTGTCAATCAGTCAGACACATTGTGAAGTTAAGATACCTGTATCGTTTGATATAACAAGGGTAGAAGGAGGAATTTAACATGCCAGACTGGACCAAGTCTATGGAGCAGACTTTTGAGTATTACGTCGTAGACCCTGAGACCTGGTGTGATAAATCCCAGATAAAGGACATAATACAAAGCAGTATTGAATGGGATGCAGACGCTGATACACTTGGCTCTGCATCTTTTGACGTAGGTAGTGTACTTGGTGAATGCTATGTTCGTACATACCTCATAACAATTCAAAATGGAATAAGAGAAAAGTTTCCAATGGGCACTTTCTTGGTCCAGACCCCAAAATCATCTTTTGACGGTCGGTATCAGAAGGTGTCCATTGATGCTTATACGCCATTATTGGAATTAAAAGAGGGCATTCCTCCTTTAGGATATTCAATTCTGAAAAACGGGAATGTGATGAGCAATGCTTATAAGATTATAAGTGAAAATATGCGAGCGCCTGTTATAAAAACCGCAAGCGATGATAAACTCTACAACGATTTTGTAGCAAACACCAGTGATACCTGGTTAACCTTTACAAAAGATCTGTTATCAAATGCAAAATACAATCTAGGACTTGATGAAGTAGGCCGTGTTCTTTTCCTTCCGGATCAGGACGCGGCTTCTTTACAACATGTTTGGACTTACACCGATGATAACAGCTCAATTCTATATCCGGACATGAGTGTCGAGCATGATATTTACGGAATCCCGAATGTAGTAGAAGTCTATTATTCAGGAAGTCATGACAATTACTTTGCAAGAGTCGTTAATGATGATCCAAACAGTCCTACTTCAACAGTTAATCGTGGACGAGAAATCGTTCATAGAGAGACCGATCCGAAATTCTCAGGAGAACCAACAAACCGTCAGGTCAAGGATTACGCCACATCTTTATTATCCCAGCTTTCATCAGTTGAATACACAATTTCATATTCGCACGGATATTGTCCGGTTCGTCTGTATGATTGCGTAAGACTGAATTACGAACGAGCTGGGCTAATAGACATTAAGGCAAAAGTCACAAGACAGTCGATTGAGTGTAAACCGGGATGCAAAGTGACCGAAACCGCAGTATTTACAACAAATTTATGGAGGTGATGTTTCATGGCGTTATCGAAAAATCTTATTTCCGATTTTGTGAAAGCCACAACAGATGATAAGAAAACTGCCGAGGAGACAACCCTCTACGGCACTATTGTCGAATACAATGGGCGTAAATACGTTCGTCTTGACGGATCGGACATGCTTACTCCTTATACGGCTACGGTGGCTGCTAAAGCTGGCGAAAGGGTTAGGGTTTCAGTTGGTAAACACTCCGCAACTGTAACCGGAAACGTATCCAGTCCGGCGGCTCGAACTGGTGATGTAGAAGAGCTTGGGCAGAAAGTGGACACGTTCGATGCTGTGGTTGCTAATAAGGCGACTATTAAGGATCTGGAAGTTGAGCGTGCTCGAGTAGATGATCTTGTTGCCGATAATGTTGTTATTAAAAACCAGCTTACCGCAGATTCTGCAGAAATCAAAGATCTCAAAGCAGATAATGTCGATATTAAAGGAAAACTAACCGCCAGAGATGCAGAAATTGAAAATCTGAAAGCAAATAAGATTGACGCGGAAGTTGTGTCGGCGAATTATGCTACAATCAAAAATCTTGAGGCTACTCAGGCGAGTGTGAAAGAACTCTCTGCCAACAAAGCGAATATCACAGATCTTACTGCAGCTACCGGTCGTATTGATAATCTGGAATCAAAGAACATTGAGACAGATAATCTCGTTGCCAAAAAAGCAGATATTGATCTTGCGAATGTAAATAATGCATGGATCAATAAAGGTGTTCTCAAAGATGGCTCCATCGGTTCGGCGGCAATCCATGAAGGAGCTGTAACAAACGCTAAGATTGCTGATGCGACGATTGAAGCAGCGAAAATCAAGTCTATCAATGCAGATTCTATTGTAGCCGGTACGATTAAGACAGAGCGCCTTATCATCGCCGGTCCGGATGGTCAGGACTCTATTGTCAAAGCAATCAACATCGCAAATGGCGTATCTGAGGCAGAAGTGAATGGTCAGAAAATCCAGGCCGCTTCTATAGACGTCGTTGATCTGTCTGCATTCCAGGCTAAGATTGCCCAGTTTGATATGAGTCAAAATGCCATCTATAGTGGCAAGCTGGCCATTAATGATCCAACAAGAGGTGTTTATATTTCCACCACCGGTCTTGGGCTTGGTGACGGAGCTCTTACAAGTAAGAAAGAATCGCCAATTCAGATGTATGCTGATGGTGTATTTAAACTTAAAGGCAAGAATTCATCGTTGGAGTTTAATCCAGTGACGGATATGTTGGACATCAATGTCAGCAAATTCCGGATTGGTTCAAAAGAAGCAGCCACAGTAGATAATACAGTCAAATCAACACTCGAACAATTCTATTCATCCACATCCCCAACATCATTAGTTGGTGGTTCATGGAGTAATAACCAGCCCGAATGGACAGAAGGCAAGTATATTTGGAGACGAAATTTCGTAACCTACGGAGATGATCGTACTGAATTCACGCCTTCTGAAAACGGAGTATGTATAACAGGTAATACCGGGGCTCAGGGTGCTCAGGGTGCTCGTGGTCCACAAGGTGCCGCCGGACCCAAAGGTGAAACTGGACCGCAGGGACCGAAAGGTGCTACTGGACCTCAGGGACCACAGGGCATCCAAGGAGTGAAAGGCGCTGATGGTAAAACATATTATACATGGGTCAAATATGCTGATTCACCTACTTCTGGTATGTCCGATAATCCAAGCGGCAAGAAGTATATTGGTTTTGCGTATAATAAAACAACAGGAACTGAAAGCACGTCTTACTCAGACTATTCTTGGTCGCTGATCAAGGGTGAAAAAGGGGAAACCGGAAATACCGGAGCTCAGGGTGCTGCCGGTAACGGTATCAAGTCGATAACTTATTACTATGCCAGGACAACATCTCAGACAGCGCCCAGTGCAGGAAACATCACATCGACTACGATGCCCACTCTTGACGCTACGAATAAGTACTTATGGCAGAAAGAAGTAATCAACTATACGAATAACACGAATCAGACGACAGTGTTATTACTGGCTGTATATGGAAACACGGGCGCTCAGGGACCCAAAGGCGACAAAGGAGCTACTGGACCTCAGGGACCAACTGGACCTAAAGGAGAGACAGGTGCTCAAGGACCACAGGGAAACCCTGGATCTACTGGTCCTCAGGGCGTGAGCGTTACCACCATCAAAGATCAGTGGTATAAATCAACATCAAATACTGCTCAGGCCGGTGGTTCATGGTCCGATACTCAGCCCAACTGGGAGTCCGGAAAATATATCTGGACAAGATCACACATCACATTCAGCAATGGAAACACAACCACAACAAATCCTGTCTTGGCAAACGCAATTAATAACGCCAACGCCAACGCAAGTAATGCCGTATCAACTGCCAATACGGCAAATAGTACAGCAAACACTGCTAAAAGTACTGCAGATGCTGCAAAGTCAAGTGCTGCTAGTGCCGTGTCCACAGCAAACACAGCAAAATCAACCGCGTCCAATGCAGCGTCCACAGCAAACACGGCTAAGAGCACTGCCGATAGTGCGAATAATAAGATCGACAATCTAAAAATCGGTGGAAGAAACTTAATTCCCGTAGGGATGATCAAAAACTTTAATGGATTATCAACATTTTCTTATGATAAAACATCAAACACCTGGACTTGTGTGGCTCCGATTGGTTCCAATTCATGGGGTCGAGGAATTTATTTCGACACTGGCGTGAAGAAAATCTACATTCCACGAGGATACACATATATAATTAGTCTGGAAGTAAATCCTGAAGTTGCCTGCATTTGGAATTATGATGTAAATAACGGTTTCGACGGAATGCCGAGTGGGACCGGTAATGACAATGATAATGTGTCCTTGCGTAAATCTTCAGATCATTCATTGGTAGCCAATAAATGGCAAAGAGTATGGTTCTCGTACACGCCCAGAACAGATGTTTCATATGATATATTTGACGCTTCATCGAACTGGGGTATCGTTACTACAGACGCAAAATCTCCGATTAAATTCAAGATTCGAAATGTGAAAGGCGAGTTCGGAACCGTTCCGACAGACTGGACGCCTGCACCGGAAGACGTGGATAATAAAATCGACACGGCCCAAAAATCAGCAGATAATGCCAATTCTTCAGTAAATGCTTTAAACAAGATTGCGACAAAGAGTTATTCCGTCGGTGGTGCAAATGGTAAAGCGCAATGGGTTCGACTTGGGACACTCACGTCCGCCGGCGATGCTTCAGTTGTCGTTATTACTCTTCAGACCGGAAACGGTTTCAACGGGACAGAAAGCCAAAATTCTCAAGCCGAGATCATCATAAAAGATGGGTGGCAGGACAAAGCAAGTACGACGGCGGCATTTGGCGCAAGCGTTACACGACAGAACACTAAAGATCTTCTGGTTAGTGTACGAGCAACGGCATCGAATGTGTGTGAAGTCTGGACATATCTTCCATGGCAATACTGGAATGGAAATTACACCATATCTGGTATTTACAGCGGATGGAATCCAAATTTTACAAAACAAGACACAAAGCCAACGAATGGTGTTGAGCAGTCACTGGCATATCGAACTACGGCAGAAGATGCTTACACGTTAGCCTCTGGTCTGAAAAAAGACGTGGATATAAGTTCTGAATTTGTGAAAACATACAACGATTGGGCGTTTAAATGGAAAACAGCCACAATGGTTGACGGCGCCGAAGTTGGAACTTATCAGAAATATATCACTCTTGAAAGTGGCAATATTTTACTTGGTCATTCCAATTCCAAAAACAAATTGAAGATCACCAACGATTCCATCCAGTTCAAAGGCACCAGCGACACCGCCATAACACCAGATTCCGACGCAACTGCCTGGATCACCGGAAAGGTATTCCATATCAATTCCGGAGAGATTGAGAGCAGCTTGAAGTTTGGAAATATTTTGATGAAACCGACTAAAAATGGAATTCAAATCGGAAATAAGGCTGAATTTGGCGAACGAGTACGAATAGGATACCCATTAAGCAGTAATATGCAATATACTTATTCAGATTGCCCGCTTGTGGTTGGAAGTAATACAAATACTATTGGGGATTATCCCTGGTTCGCAGTTGATGATGGCTATGCATTTGTTAGAAACGGAATAATAACGCCAGGGGATTTTATTATTAAATTCGGCGAATATACACTGGATCGTCCCAACGGCGGTAAGTTTAGCGGTACGTTAAGACCATATTACCGCGCTGACGACGTAATAAATATGGAGTTTTATGTAAATGGATATGTTACATCAAATAAACAGGAAGTCATATTTCTTATTCCATTATCCCGACCAATTATGTCCACCCTAGTTTCGATATCAAGCATAAATGGGCTCACGATTCGGCAAAATGGAAAATATATATATGGCTCGACTGCTTCAAAACCTATAAAACCGTCATCGTATACAGCTACAGTTATAGGAGGGCGTAACGGATTAAACGTTAGAGCTAAAATGGGAATTGATAGTAATGGTTTTACTGACACTGATATTAAGAACATTGTGAATAATGATACTTGCGCTATCATGGCAAGTATAAAAATCGCATTTTAGCTAAAGGAGAATCAAAATGGCATTAAAAAAGAAGATAATCCAGGAGGATGGTGTGATTACTGAATACCACCGCATCCTGTATGTATCAAACACTGTAAACAGTCATTGCTCTGTTGCTGTGATTTCCTTGGCTTCCGAAGAGATCAGGAATAAACAGCTCGCGGGAGAAATTCAGCAGCCTTATCAGAAGATTGTTACCTATGAGACAACTGAATATGATGACTTAACCGTAGAAAAAGCTTACGAATATCTCAAGACTCTTCCAGAATTCGAAGGAGCTGAGGATATTCTCGAAGAAAAGCATATTTTATCATAAGGAGGATTCAAAATGGATTTTACAACATTAACTGAACATTTCGTACTCGTAGTATTAGTCGCTTGTCTGGTGGTAGGTTATATCATCAAACATGCGACTTTTTTAAACAAGATTCCCAATACGGATATTCCATGCATCCTTGCAGTGATCGGAGCCGTACTGAACGGAGTCGTTAGTGGATTCTCTGTCGAATCCATCGTGTATGGAGCCGTCATGGGCTTAGCGTCCACCGGATTACACCAGGCATTTACACAGTTTATTGAAGGAAAAAATAATACCAGCACTGAGGAGGACGACACCGATGGGGTTCACGATCACCAGTGATCAGATTATGTGGTTCTGCACGATCGTAGGCGGAATCTGGGGTATCTTGAAGATCATTAAAGAGCTTCGGAAACCCAACGAAGATATGAAAGCTGAGGTACAGAAACACACCGAGCTTTTAGACAAAGACAATAGACGAATGAAGCAGTGTGAGGATGCGAACCAGATGATCCTCAAGTGTTTGCTTGTGATAATCAATCATGAGATAACCGGGAACGGAATCGAAAAAATGAAAGAGACCAGAGATAAGCTTCAGGACTTTTTAGTCGATAATTAAGTAGAAGAGTGGCCCGTAGGAGTAACGCTTAACCTGTTTTAGGTTATTCATACGTTACTCCTACATTTGCCATTAGAAACCCTTGAGTTTACTGGATACACCACAATTGGTAGCCGCTAAGTCACTCATCGATAAGTCCTCCAGCAAATTTTATTTACACTTCATC